ATGGATTTCAGTCTTGATTTTTCAGGTCTGGCGGATATTGCACGGGATCTGGAGACGCTCAGCAGGGCAGAAAACAATAAGGTACTGCGCGATGCCACCCGTGCCGGTGCTGAAGTTATGCGGGATGCAGTTGTTGAACGTGCGCCGGAGCGAACCGGGAAACTGAAGAAAAATGTGGTTGTTCTCACTCAGCGTTCAAAGCGTCGGGGGGAAATTATCTCGGGTGTCCACATTCGTGGACGGAACCTGCGAACCGGAAACAGTGATAACAGCATGAAAGCCAGTGATCCCCGAAATGCGTTTTACTGGCGCTTTGTGGAGCTGGGAACGATAAACATGCCCGCGCATCCGTTCATTCGCCCAGCTTTCGATACGACAGAGGAACTGGCAGCACAGATTGCCATACAGCGAATGAATCAGGCTATTGATGAGGTCTTAAGTAAATGAGAGAGACCACACTGTATTCCCTGCTGTCTCAACTGGCCGGAGGACAGGTTTATCCTTATGTGGTCCCGCTGACGGAGGGAAAGCCTGCGGTATCTCCGCCATGGCTGGTATTTTCTGTGGTGTCTGACACTGCGTCTGATGTGCTTGATGGTCAGGCTGAATCCAGAATTACCGTGCAGATCGATGTCTGGGCAACAGTACCTGATGACGCAGATGATATCCGTGAGCAGGCGCTTGATGCGGTAAGGCAACTTGCACCTTCCGTTATTTCTAAAACTCAGGGTTATGATCCTGATTCCCGTCTGAGCAGATCCACGCTTGAATTTCAGGTAATAGCCTGAGGTCGTTAATGATTTTACCCACCCGCCGCTGGCGGGTTTTTTATTTTCAGGAGACGAGTATGTCCTCTAATTTTGAGCGTTCGCAACTGACGAAAATTATGATTTCGTCTGCACCGGTAACAGCAGAAACCCTGGATTCTGCCAGCTATCTTGGCCTGAGCTGTACAATCAAAGAGGTGCAGTTTACCGCAGGACAAAAGCAGGATATTGATGTCACCACGCTGTGTTCTGTTGAGCAGGAAAATATTAACGGCCTTGGTGCCGCGTCAGAGATTTCCATGTCAGGCAACTTTTACCTCAATGCTGCCCAGAACGCGTTGCGCAGTGCCTATGACAATGACACCACGTATGGCTTTAAAGTTATTTTTCCGTCAGGCAACGGATTTACCTTTATGGCAGAGGTGCGTCAGCATACCTGGTCTGCAGGAACTAATGGTGTTGTGGCTGCAACGTTTTCCCTGCGCCTGAAAGGTAAACCTGTGCTGACGACAGAGCCGCTGAAAGTGAAGGTCGATTTAAACAGCACGCTGCAGGTTTCTGCCGGAGCGAAACTCGAAATGGTGGTTGAGGCTGCCGGTGGTGTGCCGCCTTATTCTTATGTCTGGAAGAAAGGTAGTTCTCCTGTTTCCGGACAGACGGCGGCAACATTCAGTAAGGCATCAGCAGCATCAGGTGATGCCGGTGCGTATACCTGCGAGATTTCTGATTCAGCAAGCCCTGTTAACAAGGTGACCTCCACTTCCTGCACTGTTACCGTCAGTTAATGAGGATAGATGTGATGACTAAAAATATCCGCAATCTGGCACTGGCAACGATGTCGGGGTTTCGCCATAAAACTGTTGATGTGCCTGAATGGGAAGGGGCAACGGTTGTATTACGGGAACCTTCTGCAGAAGCCTGGTTGCGCTGGCAGGAGATCGTTAAAGCAAAAGATGATGAGACACCGTTATCCGTTGCGGAGCGCGCCCGCCGAAATCTGGAGGCAGATGTTGAACTGTTCATTGATGTTCTGTGTGATACCGGACTGCAACCTGTATTTTCAGAGGATGATCGTGAACAGGTGATTGCCGTGTATGGCCCGGTGCATGCGCGGCTTCTTCGGCAGTCTCTGGAACTGATCAGTGATGCCGGCGAGGTTAAAAAAAAGTAGAGCTTCCGGGGATGCGTTTTCTGATGATGCTGGCGCTCAGGATGGGGCGCACATTGTCAGAGTTACGCCGGGAAATGTCCGCATCAGAAATCATGATGTGGGCAGAATTTGACAGGTTCAGCCCGCTGGGTGACGAGCGGGCTGATATCCGGGCTGCCCAGATAGTTTCTGCGGTTTACGGTGCGCAGGGTGTCAAAGTCCCACTGAATGATGCGCTTCTTCAGTGGGAACAAGAGCAGACAGAAGGCGTCTCAGATCCATTTGCCGGACTGGAAAACGCGCTTTTAATAGTGTCTCAGTGAGTCAACATAACCGCTTCGGCGGTTTTTTTCGTCCGGAGAATGAGTGTGGCGACATTACGTGAACTGATTATTAAAATCTCGGCAAATTCCCGGTCATTCCAGTCAGAGATCTCCCGGGCTTCGCGTATGGGGCAGGATTACTACCGTACCATGCAGAACGGAGGCCGGCAGTCCGCTGCTGCATCCCGTGAAATGCGGCGTGCACTGGCAGAAGTGACGGATCAGATAAATACAGCTAAATCTTCGGCACTGAATATGGCGGGGGCATTTGCCGGAGCTTTTGCTACCGGTCATCTTATTTCTCTCGCCGATGAGTGGAATTCAGTAAATGCCCGCCTGAAGCAGGCTTCACAGTCCAGTGATGATTTTCAGGTATCACAACGTGAATTAATGGCAATCAGCCAGAGAACGGGAACGGCGTTTTCTGATAACGCCAGCCTTTTTGCCCGCTCTGCAGCTTCCATGCGGGAGTATGGCTACAGTTCTGAGGAGGTACTGAAAGTCACCGAGGCGATCTCCACGGGCCTGAAATTATCCGGTGCCAGTACAGCAGAAGCCAGTTCGGTGATCACGCAGTTCAGTCAGGCACTGGCGCAGGGAGTGCTGCGCGGTGAAGAATTTAACTCTGTGAATGAGAACGGCGATCGTGTTATTCGTGCGCTGGCTGCGGGAATGGGTGTTGCCCGTAAGGATCTGAAAGCCATGGCGGATAACGGAAAACTGACCGCCGATAAGGTTGTTCCTGCACTGATTAGTCAGCTTGGGGCGTTGCGTGATGAATATGCAGCAATGCCTGATACTGTTTCATCCTCTGCAACCAAAGTTGAAAACGCCTTTATGGCCTGGGTTGGTGGTGCGAACGAGGCAAGCGGAGTGACAAAGACACTCACCGGGGTGTTGAATGGTGTTGCAGACAATATTGATACCGTGGCTGCTGCAGCTGGCGCACTGGTTGCCGTCGGGGTAGCCCGATATTTTGGCAATATGGCGTCGTCTGCTGGATCTGCAACTGCCGGATTAATTACTGCAGCCAGAAACGAAGTGGCTCTTGCTGAAGCGCAACTTCGGGGGACACAGATAGCAACCGCCAGGGCGCGTGCGGCGGTTTATCGTGCGCAACAGGCGGTTGTTGCTGCTCGCGGTACCGAAAGGCAGGCCGCAGCAGAAGCGAAGCTGACAGCTGCCCAGGCGTCACTTACCCGTAATATTGCGGCCAGAACAGCGGCACAGACAACGCTGAATACTGTCACGTCAGTGGGGAGTCGTCTGTTAAGTGGTGCGCTGGGGTTGGTTGGTGGTGTGCCGGGACTCGTCATGCTGGGGGCGACGGCCTGGTACACGATGTATCAGAATCAGGAGCAGGCCAGAGAATCTGCACGCCAGTATGCCGCAACAATCGACGAAATTCGCCAGAAAACGTCGGCAATGTCGCTTCCTGAAGCGTCAGATAATGAGGAAAAGACGCGGCAGGCACTTGATGAGCAAAACAGGTTAATTGACGAGCAGAAAAGTAAGATTAAATCCTTACAGGAAAAAATTGCTGGCTATCAGTATGTGCTGGCAAACCCGGGCTGGACAACCGATAACGGTTTTATGATTAACCATATGACGTCGGTGAAAACTGTCACAGAAGGGCTTGCAGAAGCAACAAATCAACTGGCAGTTGAACAGTCTCGCCTCACTCAAATGCAGGGCAAAGCGCAATCTATTCAGGATGTGCTTGCCGGGCTGGAGGAGCGACGGGTGGCGTTGATCCGTCAACAGGCGGCGGAACAAAACAAAGCGTATCAGTCCCTGTTGATCATGAATGGGCAGCATACCGAGTTTAATCGTCTTCTCGGGCTTGGTAATGAATTACTTCAGCAGCGACAGGGGCTGGTGAATGCACCATTACGGCTACCACAGGCAACCCTGGATGATAAACAGCAGACCGCACTGAATAACAGCGAGCGCGAACTGGCTCTGTCCCGCCTGAAGGGGGAAGCCCGTGAGCGTGCCCGACTGGGTTATGCTGCGGATGATCTCGGCTTTGTGGGAGAGGCGTATCAGACAGCCAGACAGAATTATATCAATAACTCACTGGATGCCTGGCGAAATAACCAGGCAAATAAACCCAAAGCGCATAAAAAGACCGAAGCGGAAAAAACAGAAGATATTTATAAACGGCTAATTAAACAGCAAAAAGAACAAATAGCACTGGCAGGGCAGAATACTGAACTGGCTAAGATGAAATATCAGGTCAGTCAGGGCGAATTATCAACCCTGTCAGAAGCGCAGAAAAAAACGCTTTTACAGAATGCGGCACTCATCGACCAGAAAAAGATTCGTGAGCAGCTTGCCGCGTATGAAAGCAGTCTGGCGGACAGTAATGCCAGTGCCCGGGCATCTGACGACGCGCAGTTGCTGGGATATGGTGAAGGCTCACGGATGCGTGAACGACTCCAGGAAATGTGGAGTATCCGGCAGGCGTTTGAGCAGAAAAATAACGAGCTGCTGAGACAGTATCAGGCCGGAGAAATTGAAGAAGCCCTGTGGAAACAGGAAAAATCGCTGAATGAAAAATATCTGGAAGAGCGTCTCAGCGATCAGCAGGATTATTATGCAAAGGCTGATGCTTTACGCAGTAACTGGAATGCCGGACTCCAGGAGGGGCTGACGAACTGGGCAGACAGTGCCACTGATTATGCTTCGCAGGCGGCAGATGCTGTCATTTCCACTATGGACGGGCTGGTATCAAATATTTCCGATGCACTGGCCGGAAATGTTGTGGACTGGAGAAACTGGGGGAGTTCAATTCTCCAGGAAGTTTCAAAAATTCTGATGAACGCTGCCATCGTTAACGGGCTGAAGTCACTTTCCAAAAGCATGTCCGGTGCCGGAGGATGGCTTGGTACAGTCGGCGACTGGCTTTCCGGTGCAGTGGCAAACGCAAAAGGTGGTGTTTATACATCGGCAAATTTGAGTGCTTACAGTAACACCATTGTGGATACCCCGACGTATTTTGCTTTTGCGAAAGGTGCCGGGCTGATGGGCGAGGCCGGGCCTGAAGCTATCATGCCACTGACTCGGGCAGCGGACGGCTCTCTTGGAGTCAGAGCCATTGGCAATGTGAATGGTGGCGGTGGATTTGTTTATTCTCCCGTGTATCACATCAGTATTCAGAATAAAGGGAGCAATGGCGAGATAGATACGCAGTCAGCCAGGGGGCTGGTGGATCTGATCGACAGCAGGGTTGTGTCAATTATGCAGTCATCGCGTCGGGATGGAGGATTGTACAGTGCCTGAGCCTGAAGTTTTTAACTGGATCCCCCGTGAGGGGATGGAGACGACACGAAAGCCATCAGTTATTACGGTAAAGTTTGGTGACGGATATGAACAGCGACGGGCTGGTGGTCTGAATGCGGATCTGAAAACGTTTAAACCGGTATTTCGTGTCACAGATGAATATTCCCGTGCCGCGCTGGACAGTTTTTTATCCCGTCATGCCGGGATTCGTGCTTTTTTGTGGCGTCCGCCAAAACACAACAGGACTGTCCGGGTTGTCTGCAGGGAGTGGAGCATTTCGGATAATGCCATGTATACCGATTTTAACTGTACCTTTGAAGAGGTCACTCACTGATGCAGGATATACAGCAGGAAACACTGAATGAGTGTACAAAAGCGGAGCAATCCGCGCTGGTCGTGCTCTGGGAAGTCGATCTGACAGAAGTCGGCGGAGAGCGTTATTTTTTCTGTAATGAGCAGAACGAAAAAGGTGAGCCGGTCACCTGGCAGGGGCGACAGTATCAGCCGTATCCCATTCAGGGGAGCGGATTTGAGATGAACGGTAAAGGAGCCAGCGCCAGGCCAACTCTGAAAGTCTCTAATCTGCACGGCATGGTCACCGGGATGGTGGAAGATTTGCAGAGTCTGGTCGGCGGAACGGTGGTCAGGCGTAAGGTTTACGCCCGTTTTCTGGATGCGGTGAACTTCGTCACCGGAAACAGCGATGCCGATCCTGAGCAGGAGGTGATCAGCCGCTGGCGCATTGAGCAGTGCAGCGAACTGAGTGCGGTCAGTGCCTCCTTTGTGCTCTCCACACCGACGGAAACGGATGGTGCTGTTTTTCCGGGGCGCATCATGCTGGCCAACACCTGCACCTGGACCTATCGCGGTGATGAGTGCGGTTATCATGGTCCGGCTGTCGCGGATGAATATGACCAGCCGACGTCCGATATCACGAAGGATAAATGCAGCAAATGCCTGAGCGGCTGTAAGTTTCGCAATAACGTCGGCAACTTTGGCGGCTTCCTTTCCATTAACAAACTTTCGCAGTAATCCCATGACACAGACAGAATCAGCGATTCTGGCGCACGCCCGGCGATGTGCGCCAGCGGAGTCGTGCGGCTTCGTGGTGAGAACGCCGGAAGGGGAAAGATATTTTCCCTGCGTGAATATCTCCGGTGAGCCGGAGGCGTATTTCCGGATGTCGCCGGAGGACTGGCTGCGGGCAGAGATGCAGGGTGAGATTGTGGCGCTGGTCCACAGCCACCCCGGTGGTCTGCCCTGGCTGAGTGAGGCTGACAGGCGGCTGCAGGTGCAGAGCGATTTGCCTTGGTGGCTGGTCTGCCGGGGGGCGATTCATAAGTTCCGCTGTGTGCCGCATCTCACCGGGCGACGCTTTGAGCACGGGGTGACGGACTGTTACACGCTGTTCCGGGACGCTTACCATCTGGCGGGGATTGAGATGCCGGATTTTCATCGTGAGGATGACTGGTGGCGTAACGGCCAGAATCTCTATCTGGATAATCTGGAGGCAACGGGGCTGTATCAGGTGCCGTTGTCAGCGGCGCAGCCGGGCGATGTACTGCTGTGCTGTTTTGGTTCATCGGTGCCGAATCATGCCGCCATTTACTGCGGCGACGGCGAGCTGTTGCACCATATTCCTGAACAACTGAGCAAACGAGAGAGGTATACCGACAAATGGCAGCGACGCACACACTCCCTCTGGCGTCACCGGGCATGGCACGCATCTGCCTTTACGGGGATTTGCAACGATTTGGCCGCCGCATCGACCTTCGTGTGAAAACGGGGGCTGAAGCCATCCGGGCGCTGTCCACACAGCTCCCGGCGTTTCGTCAGAAACTGAATGACGGCTGGTATCAGGTGCGCATTGCCGGGCGTGATGCAGGTGAAACCGAATTATCTGCCCGTCTTAATGAGCCGCTGGCAAATGGTGCAGTGATCCACATCGTGCCGCGTCTGGCGGGAGCCAAAAGTGGCGGTGTTTTTCAGGCGGTGCTGGGTGCGGCGCTGTTTGCGGTGGCGTGGTGGAACCCCGCAGGCTGGCTGGGTGCCGCGGCTTTATCGGGCATGTATGCGGCAGGGGCCAGTATGATCCTGGGCGGAGTGGCGCAGATGCTGGCACCGAAAGCCAGGACGCCCACGGCAGCAAGTACAGATAACGGCAAACAGAACACCTATTTCTCCTCACTGGATAACATGGTTGCCCAGGGCAATGTTCTGCCCGTTCTGTACGGTGAAATGCGCGTGGGGTCGCGGGTGGTTTCTCAGGAGATCAGCACGGCAGACGAAGGGGACGGTGGTCAGGTTGTGGTGATTGGTCGCTGATGCAAAATGTTTTATGTGAAACCGCCTCCGGGCGGTTTTGTCGTTTATGGAGCGTGAGGAATGGGTAAAGGCAGCAGTAAGGGGCATACCCCGCGCGAAGCGAAGGATAACCTGAAGTCCACGCAGTTGCTGAGTGTGATCGATGCCATCAGCGAAGGGCCGATAGAAGGTCCGGTGGATGGATTAAAAAGCGTGCTGCTGAACAGTACGCCGGTGCTGGACAGTGAAGGGAATACCAACATCGCCGGTGTCACGGTGGTGTTCCGGGCAGGTGAGCAGGAGCAGACACCGCCGGAGGGGTTTGAATCCTCCGGCTCCGAGACGGTGCTGGGTACGGAAGTGAAATATGACACGCCGATCACCCGTACCATTACGTCGGCAAACATCGACCGTCTGCGCTTTACCTTCGGTGTACAGGCACTGGTGGAAACCACCTCAAAGGGAGACAGGAATCCGTCGGAAGTCCGCCTGCTGGTTCAGATACAGCGTAACGGTGGCTGGGTGACGGAAAAAGACATCACCATTAAGGGCAAAACCACCTCGCAGTATCTGGCCTCGGTGGTGGTGGATAACCTGCCGCCGCGCCCGTTCAATATCCGGATGCGCAGGATGACGCCGGACAGCACCACAGACCAGCTGCAGAACAAAACGCTCTGGTCGTCATACACCGAGATCATCGATGTGAAACAGTGCTACCCGAACACGGCACTGGTCGGCGTACAGGTGGACTCGGAGCAGTTCGGCAGCCAGCAGGTGAGCCGTAATTATCATCTTCGCGGGCGCATTCTGCAGGTGCCGTCGAACTATAACCCGCAGACGCGACAATACAGCGGTATCTGGGACGGAACGTTAAAACCAGCATACAGCAACAACATGGCCTGGTGTCTGTGGGATATGCTGACCCACCCGCGCTACGGCATGGGGAAACGTCTTGGTGCGGCGGATGTGGACAAATGGGCGCTGTATGTCATCGGCCAGTACTGCGACCAGTCAGTGCCGGACGGCTTTGGCGGCACGGAGCCGCGCATCACCTGTAATGCGTACCTGACCACACAGCGCAAGGCGTGGGATGTGCTCAGTGATTTCTGCTCGGCGATGCGCTGTATGCCGGTATGGAACGGGCAGACGCTGACGTTCGTGCAGGACCGACAGTCGGATAAGGTGTGGACCTATAACCGCAGTAATGTGGTGATGCCGGATGATGGCGCGCCGTTCCGCTACAGCTTCAGCGCCCTGAAGGACCGCCATAATGCCGTTGAGGTGAACTGGATTGACCCGGACAATGGCTGGGAGACGGCAACAGAGCTTGTGGAGGACACGCAGGCCATTGCCCGTTACGGTCGTAACGTCACGAAGATGGATGCCTTTGGCTGTACCAGCCGGGGGCAGGCACACCGCGCCGGGCTGTGGCTGATTAAAACGGAGCTGCTGGAAACGCAGACCGTGGACTTCAGCGTGGGTGCTGAAGGGCTTCGCCATGTACCGGGCGATGTCATTGAAATCTGCGATGATGACTATGCCGGTATCAGCAACGGTGGTCGTGTGCTGGCGGTGAACAGCCAGACCCGGACGCTGACGCTCGACCGTGAAATCACGCTGCCATCCTCCGGTACCACGCTGATAAGCCTGGTTGACGGAAGTGGCAATCCGGTCAGCGTGGAGGTTCAGTCCGTCGCCGACGGCGTGAAGGTGAAAGTGAGCCGTGTTCCTGACGGCGTTGCTGAATACAGCGTATGGGGGCTGAAGCTGCCGACGCTGCGCCAGCGCCTGTTCCGCTGCGTGAGTATCCGTGAGAACGACGACGGCACGTATGCCATCACCGCCGTGCAGCATGTACCGGAAAAAGAAGCCATCGTGGATAACGGGGCGCACTTTGACGGCGACCAGAGCGGCACGGTGAATGGTGTCACGCCGCCAGCAGTGCAGCATCTGACCGCCGAAGTCTCCGCAGACAGCGGGGAATATCAGGTACTGGCCCGCTGGGACACGCCGAAGGTGGTGAAGGGCGTGAGCTTCCTGCTCCGTCTGACCGTAACAGCGGATGACGGCAGTGAGCGGCTGGTCAGCACGGTCCGGACGACGGAAACCACATACCGCTTCAGGCAGCTGGCGCTGGGGCGTTACACGCTGACGGTCCGGGCGGCAAATGCGTGGGGGCAGCAGGGCGATCCGGCATCGGTATCGTTCCGGATTGCCGCACCTGCAGCGCCTGTCACTATTGAACTGATACCAGGGTATTTTCAGATAACAGCGGTCCCGAAACTGGCTGTATATGACCCGACGGTGCAGTTTGAGTTCTGGTTCTCGGAAAAGCGGATTGCTGATATCAGGCAGGTTGAAACCACAGCCCGCTATCTTGGCACGGCGCTGTACTGGATAGCTGCCAGTAGCAATATTAAGCCGGGTTATGATTATTACTTTTATATCCGCAGCGTGAATACCGTTGGTAAATCGGCATTTGTGGAGGCCGTCGGTCGGGCGAGCGATGATGCGGAAGGTTATCTGAATTTTTATAAAGGGTTGATCAATAAAACGCATCTCGGCAAGGAGCTACTGGAAAACTTTGAGCTGACGGAAGATAACGCCAGCAAACTGGAGCAGTTTTCGAAAGAGTGGAAGGACGCCAACGATAAGTGGAATGCCATGTGGGGCGTCAAAATTGAGCAGACCAAAGACGGCAAACATTATGTCGCGGGTATTGGCCTCAGCATGGAGGACACGGAGGAAGGCAAACTGAGCCAGTTCCTGGTTGCCGCTAACCGTATCGCGTTTATTGATCCGTCTAATGGCAACACAAGACCAATGTTTGTTGGTCAGGGCGATCAGATATTCATGAACGACGTGTTCCTGAAACGCCTGACGGCTCCGACCATTACCAGCGGCGGTAATCCTCCGGCATTTTCCCTGACACCGGACGGGCGGCTGACGGCGAAAAATGCCGATATCAGCGGTAACGTGAATGCGAACTCCGGGACGCTCAACAACGTCACGATTAACGAGAACTGTCGGGTTCTGGGAAAACTGTCCGCGAACCAGATTGAAGGCGATCTCGTTAAAACAGTGGGCAAAGCTTTCCCCCGGGACTCCCGTGCTCCGGAGCGGTGGCCATCAGGGACCATTACCGTCAGGGTTTATGACGATCAGCCGTTTGACCGGCAAATTGTTATTCCAGCGGTGGCTTTCAGCGGTGCCAGACATGAGCGGGAGAATAGCGATACTTATTCGTCATGCCGCCTGATAGTGAAGAAAAACGGGGCTGAAATTTATAACCGAACGGCTCTGGATAATACGCTGATATACACGGGTGTTATTGATATGCCTGCAGGCAGTGGTGTAATGACACTGGAGTTTTCTGTATCAGCATGGTGGGTAAATGACTGGTATCCCACAGCAAGTATCAGCGATTTGCTGGTTGTTGTGATGAAGAAAGCCACTGCAGGCATCACGATTAGCTGAATTTTATAACCCAGATACGGGCGCCAGAAATGGCGCCTTTTTTATTGCAGAAAAGCGAGAGGTAATTATGCGTAAATTATGTGCTGTTATTCTGTCCGCAGTAGTCTGGCTGGTTGCCGCTGGTACGCCAGCGAGCGCAGCAGAGCATCAGTCCACACTAAGCGCCGGGTATCTTCAGACCCATACTGATATGCCAGGCAGTGATGACCTGAAGGGCATTAACGTGAAATACCGTTATGAATTTACGGACACGCTGGGGCTGGTGACGTCATTCAGCTATGCAGGAGACAAGAATCGCCAGATTACCCGTTACAGCGATACCCGCTGGCATGAAGATTCAGTGCGTAACCGCTGGTTCAGCGTGATGGCGGGGCCGTCTGTACGCGTGAATGAATGGTTCAGTGCTTATGCGATGGCGGGTGTGGCTTACAGCCGTGTTTCGACGTTCTCCGGGGATTATCTCCGCGTAACTGACAACAAGGGGAAAACGCACGATGTGCTGACCGGGAGTGATGGCGGTCGCCACAGCAACACGTCTCTGGCGTGGGGGGCTGGCGTGCAGTTTAACCCGACCGAATCCGTGGCCATTGACCTTGCTTATGAAGGTTCCGGCAGTGGCGACTGGCGCACTGACGGTTTCATCGTGGGTGTCGGTTATAAATTCTGATTAGCCAGGTAACACAGTGTTATGACAGCCCGCCGGTTCAGGCGGGCTTTTTTGTGGAGTGAATATGGCAGTAAAAATTTCAGGTGTACTGAAAGACGGAACAGGAAAACCGGTACAGAACTGCACAATCCAGCTGAAAGCAAAACGTAACAGTACCACGGTGGTGGTGAACACGCTGGCATCTGAAAATCCGGATGAAGCCGGGCGTTACAGTATGGACGTTGAGTACGGTCAGTACAGCGTTATTCTGTTGGTGGAAGGATTCCCGCCGTCACATGCCGGGACCATCACAGTGTATGAAGATTCCCGACCCGGTACGCTGAATGATTTTCTCGGTGCCATGACGGAGGATGACGCCCGTCCGGAGGCACTGCGCCGTTTTGAGCTGATGGTGGAAGAGGTGGCGCGTAACGCGTCCGTGGTGGCACAGAACACGGCAGCCGCGAAGAAGTCAGCCAGTGATGCCAGCACATCAGCCCGTGAGGCGGCAACCCATGCGACTGATGCTGCAGGCTCAGCACGTGCAGCCAGCACATCAGCCGGGCAGGCCGCGACGTCGGCTCAGTCAGCGTCTTCCAGCGCAGGAACGGCATCAACAAAGGCTACTGAAGCATCAAAAAGTGCTGCCGCTGCAGAGTCCTCAAAAAGCGCGGCAGCTACCAGTGCCGGTGCGGCGAAAACGTCAGAAACGAATGCGGCAGCGTCACAAAAATCTGCAGCCACTTCTGCATCCGCAGCGACCACAAAGGCGTCAGAAGCTGCCACCTCAGCCTGGGATGCGGCGGCCTCAAAAGAGGCAGCGAAATCATCAGAAACGAACGCATCATCAAGCGCCAGTAGTGCCGCTTCCTCGGCAACGGCGGCAGGAAATTCCGCGAAGGCGGCAAAGACGTCCGAGACGAACGCCAGGTCTTCTGAAACGGCAGCGGGACAGAGTGCCTCAGCTGCGGCAGGCTCAAAAACAGCGGCTGCATCATCTGCCAGTGCCGCGTCAACAAGTGCCGGGCAGGCCTCAGCCAGTGCCACCGCTGCCGGAAAGTCGGCAGAAAGCGCCGCATCATCCGCTTCAACAGCCACAACGAAGGCTGGCGAAGCCACTGAACAGGCCACGGCAGCAGCGAGGTCAGCTTCCGCAGCGAAGACATCCGAAACGAACGCGAAAGTGTCGGAAACCCGTGCAGAATCCTCAAAAACGGCAGCGGCATCGTCCGCCAGTTCGGCGGCGTCATCGGCCTCATCGGCGTCTGCTTCAAAAGATGAGGCGACCAGACAGGCGTCAGCAGCGAAGGGCAGCGCCACGACGGCATCCACGAAGGCGACAGAGGCTGCTGGTAGTGCGACGGCAGCAGCTCAGAGCAAAAGTACGGCGGAATCTGCAGCAACGCGCGCTGAGACAGCGGCAAAACGGGCAGAGGATATTGCATCCGCCGTGGCGCTTGAGGATGCGAGCACGACGAAAAAAGGTGTGGTTCAGCTTAGTAGTGCAACCAACAGCACGTCTGAAACGCAGGCTGCAACGCCGAAAGCAGTAAAGGCCGCGTATGATCTTGCTAACGGTAAATATACTGCGCAGGATGCCAGCACGACGCGAAAAGGCCTTGTCCAGCTCAGTAGCGCCACCAACAGCACGTCTGAAACACTGGCCGCGACATCGAAAGCTGTAAAGGTGGTAATGGATGAAACGAACAAGAAAGCGCCCCTGAACAGTCCGGCGCTGACCGGAACACCAACAACACCAACTGCGCCAAAAGGTACTAACAATACTCAGATCGCAAGCACGGCTTTCGTTATGGCTGCGATTGCCGCCCTTGTAGATTCGTCACCTGACGCACTGAACACGCTGAACGAGCTGGCGGCGGCGCTGGGAAACGACCCGAATTTTGCGACCACCATGACTAACGCGCTTGCGGGTAAGCAACCGAAAGATGCCACCCTGACGGCGCTGGCCGGGCTTGCTACTGCGGCAGACAGGTTTCCGTATTTTACGGGGAATGATGTCGCCAGCCTGGCAACCCTGACAAAAGTCGGGCGGGATATTCTTGCGAAATCGACCGTTGCCGCCGTTATCGAATACCTCGGTTTACAGGAAACGGTAAACAAGGCTGGTAACGCCGTTCAAAAGACAGGCGATACCTTGTCCGGCGGGCTTACTTTTGAAAATGACTCAATCCTTGCCTGGATTCGAAATACTGACTGGGCGAAGATTGGTTTTAAAAATGATGCCGACAGCGATACTGATTCATACATGTGGTTTGAAACAGGCGACAACGGCAATGAATATTTCAAATGGAGAAGCAAACAAAGCACCACAACAAAAGACCTGATGAATCTTAAATGGGATGCTTTGTATGTTCTTGTCAATGCCATTGTAAATGGCGAAGTCATATCAAAATCAGCAAACGGCCTACGTATTGCTTATGGTAATTACGGATTCTTTATTCGTAATGATGGTTCAAATACATACTTCATGTTGACAAACTCCGGTGACAACATGGGGACTTATAACGGATTAAGGCCATTATGGATTAATAACGCTACTGGCGCTGTTTCGATGGGGCGTGGCCTTAATGTTTCAGGGGAGACGCTTTCAGACCGTTTTGCTATTAACAGCAGTAATGGTATGTGGATTCAGATGCGCGATAACAACGCTATCTTTGGGAAAAATATAGTTAACACTGATAGCGCTCAGGCGTTGCTTCGCCAGAATCACGCTGACCGCAAGTTCATGATAGGTGGACTGGGGAACAAGCAATTTGGCATCTACATGATTAATAACTCAAGGACAGCCAATGGCACCGATGGTCAGGCGTACATGGACAATAACGGTAACTGGCTTTGCGGTGCGCAAATTATTCCCGGAAATTATGGCAATTTTGACTCACGCTATGTGAGAGATGTCCGACTTGGCACACGTGTTGTTCAATTGATGGCGCGTGGTGGTCGTTATGAAAAAGCCGGACACACGATTACCGGATTAAGAATCATTGGTGAAGTAGATGGCGATGATGAAGCCATCTTCAGGCCGATACAAAAATACATCAATGGCACATGGTATAACGTTGCGCAGGTGTAAGTTATGCAGCATTTAAAGAACATTAAGTCAGGTAATCCAAAAACAAAAGAGCAATATCAGCTAACAAAGAATTTTGATGTTATCTGGTTATGGTCCGAAGACGGAAAAAACTGGTATGAGGAAGTGAAGAACTTTCAGCCAGACACAATAAAGATTGTTTACGATGAAAATAATATTATTGTCGCTATCACCAGAGATGCCTCAACGCTTAATCCCGAAGGCTTTAGTGTCGTTGAGATTCCAGATATAACAGCCAATCGTCGCGCCGATGATTCAGGGAAGTGGATGTTTAAGGACGGAACTGTAGTTAAACGGATTTATACGACAGATGAGCAGCAACAACAGGCAGAATCACAAAAGGCCGCGTTACTTTCCGAAGCAGAAAGCATTATTCAGCCACTGGAACGCGCCGTCAGGCTGAATATGGCGACGGATGAGGAACGCGCACGACTGGAGTCATGGGAACGCTACAGTGTTCTGGTCAGCCGTGTGGATACGGCAAATCCTGAATGGCCACAAAAGCCTGAATAAAAATTAAGGCCCGCTATCGGGCCTTGTCTCATTCAGGTTGTTCGGGAAACGTTACTGGCAGGCTGGAAGTGTCTGTAGATTCGACTTTCTGCGCATAGAGCATCCACTCGGTTAATTTTTGTTTATTCTCGTCGGAAATGATGCCCAGCCGTAGCTGTGAGTCCCATAGCTGGGTTTTATCCCTGACGAGCTGTAGCAGGCTTTGCTTTTCATTTTCCGCCTGCTGCCTCTGCTCTTCCTCGGTATAAGTTCGCTTTACCACTACGCCATCTTTGAACATCCATTTACCCGAAATATCAGCCCGGCGATTTGCTGTAATATCAGGAACCTCAACGACGCTTGCGCCTTCTGGATTAATTGCTGAAACATCCTTTTCAATACAAATAATAACGCCGTTACGGTCATAGACCATTTTCAACGTATCAGGCTGAAAGTTCTTTTGTTCCTCATACCAGTTTTTTCCATCATCTGAATAAAGCCATTTGATGTTAAATTGCTTTGTTAGCTGGTATTGTTCTTTCGTTTTAGGATTGCCAGCAGTAATGTTTTTTAAGTGCATCATAATTAAATACTCCCCGCGTTATACCACGTTCCATTAATGCAATACTGAATTGGCCTTGCCTGTGTTGTATCAATTAATTCATCACGGTTTCCGTTAACTGAACCTGTAACGACATAACCTGACCTGTCAGACCAGCCGGGACCATTCCATGTCTGAACAGATGACAGACCGCCCAGGCGAATACCTGTAATAAACCTTGAGTTACACTCTGCCTGCGTATATGCACCAACATCCCCCGCAGAGGGTTTGCGGGTTGTGGTGTAAAACTCTGACCAGTTAGCTTCAAAGCCATAACCATCACGCGCTGAACGATAAAAGATACCGCCGTTTTTATAATTCACGCGGAACTGTACAGCAGGGCAACTCCCCGCATTCATATTAAAGTGGAGGATTAATGTCGATGCGCCACTGATATCTGCATCATAAACGCCGCTATTCCAGTTCCAGCCAACAGCTTTATCATTTGCGACCCTGCGTCCTGTTTGCCCTAAAGCAAATGCAGGCTGCTGGTTTTTCGTGTTGTAGTCTCGTCGCCAGCCAGGAGCATAAGCATCACCATGATTAATATAAGTGAATTGAGCGTTAGTAATTCCGCCACCGCTGGACGTGCTCGGCGTAGTAACGCGTATGGTCATTGCGCCGCGAGTGCCAATAACTTCCACCACAGCACCTGCAAGACAAATATTTCCGCAACCTGTATCTGTAATGACCTTATTATTTGCATAAGCCCATGAGCCTTTGCACATCCAGTAAGGATGGTTAAATGCTCCCTGACTCTCCAGCCACGAAATAAATTGCGCGGTTGTCCAGACCTGACTATCGCCACCAATATTCAGCCATGGGCTGTATGCGCGGCAGGCACCAATATTTTTGGTGAAGGTATCTTTTCCTGGAATATCTGCGCCGTTCTGGTTTTTCTGTAATGCGCCAGAAGCCTGATTTACCGTTTCCTGCAA